CTTCGGTGTGCCGCATCTGTCCTGCCCAATCCAACGCGGAGCGGGCAGTGTGGAATGCCGCTCGTAGCTAAGGTTGGCGCAGCACGCGCCGTCTTGGGTATCCATGCGGTCGGCAACCCGTTGACTGGTGTTGCTGGGGCTTCACTTGTCACGCAGCCTTGGCTCAAGGAGGCACTCAGCGGCAAGGTGGTGGTGTCGCAAAGCCAACCTGTGTTGAGCGCACCAGGCTTTAGCCGTAGCCTCCGCCCGCTTGATCGCAAGAGCGTGTTTAGGCATGTCGTCGGCTCAGGTGATGTTCACGGATCTTTCGTTGGGTTCCGCCCAGCACCCAGGTCTCGTGTGCGTCCATCAATGTTCGCCGAAATGCTCGCCCCTCGAGGTATCGCTACCGACTTTCAGGCGCCTGTCATGAAGGGCTGGCGCCCCTGGGCCATTGCGGCCAAGGACATGTGTGCACCCGTCGTTGACTTGCGCCTCGACGTGTTGCAGAGGTGTGCTGATGCCTATCTGGCGGATGTGCGTCAGTGCGTCCCTGATGGTGCGGTGCGTAAGATGGTGCATCCTATCCCCTTGAAGACCAATCTCAACGGTCAACCTGGGGTGACGTACATGGATGGCATCAAGCGCAACACGTCGGCAGGGGCCCCCTTCTGCCACTCTAAGCGCCACCACTTGCTCCCTGACGATCCGTGTGCTGTGTGGCAGGATCCCGTGCGTGTGGACACGCTGGTGCTGGACCGCATGCAACTCATCGAGGCGCGCTACGCGCGAGGCGAACTCTTTCACCCGGTCTTTACGGGCCACTTGAAGGACGAGCCTGTGAGCGCGGCCAAGGCGGCCTCCGGAAAGACGCGGGTCTTTTGCGGTGCCCCCTTTGACTGGAGCCTGGTGGTGCGCAAGTTCTTCATGGGTCACGTTCGGCTCATTCAGAACTACCGTTTTGCTTTTGAGTGTGGGGTAGGACTCGTGGCGACGAGCGAGCAGTGGTCAGATGTGTACGAGCGCCTCACGGTCCATGGCACGAACAAGATTGTGGCAGGAGACTACAAGGCGTACGACAAGCGCATGTCACCTGACATGATCCTAACGTGTTTTGGGATCCTCATTGAGTTGGCGCAGGAGTCCGG